CAAGACTGCGAGGTTTCACTTGCTATCCAGACGGAAGCCGAGGCGGACAACCTCTCACGAGTGTCCCATATGAAGACGCCATCAAGAGCAAAGACATGATCTTTGATGAAATTGATGTCTGTGAGTATACGGGTCACGGTGGAAGCTGTGGAGTATGAGAGTAATTCTTGTAGAAATGATTAACGGTATTCAATTAGGCATTGAGCATGTTATTGGAGATGATGATGAAGATTATGAAAACCTCATTGCTCTAAACATCCTGTGCTTTAGGTTTATTTTTATGAAGATGAAAGAAACATAGACAAAAAAATAGCCCCCTTGGAGCAATCCTTGGGGGCTTTTTTCATTTCTGGAAGTACTCAGTTGCCCAAGTACCCAGTTGTTTAAGTTTATCTGAACCAGAATTAATCATACTGTCTATTGGATCAACCTTTGGCTGTGGAGCTTGAGGCTCAGGATTTAGATTAATCTCTACAGGTTGTCTTGCAGGATTACCATACTTACTGTACATAACTTCTGCTAATGCTTTTGGACTATCGTAATATTCCTTCACAATATCCAAAGCAGAAGCATCCGCTTTAACAGGATAAGCTTCATGTTTGTCTGAAAAACCGTACATATCTCTAATGATGGTTTTACCCTTTTCATTATAAGCCTTGGCACTACCAAAAGTGTTTTTTACACGATAAGCAGGATCAGTATACATCTTTTCAATAATTTCTTTTGGAGATTCGTAGATGTCTGCAGACTCGCTAGTCTCTTTGGGGTAGTAATCTTTGTAAGAAAAACTAGTTCTGTCCTTAGTCCTATCGTAGCTTTTTAAACGACTTTTGAGATCTTTTTGCCATTGTGGATAGGTTATAGGAATCTCTTTGTCATCATCCCCCGTTACCATACCATAAGGTGTTGTAGCAGGATCGTAGTTCTTTCTTGGCATATTAGACAGTCTACGTAAATAGTCCTGTTCATCGGCACTACGTTGATTAGCTCTATTTACAGCTGTTCTAAGAGCAGCCAGTTCGTCTGCTGTTAAATCTTTTTCTGTAATGGGAGAGCGGTCTCCCAAAACATATCCAGTAAATTTTCTAGCAGGTAATGGAACTGCTTGTTTGTATAAATCAGAAAGTTCCATATTATTGACCTCTTCTTCTACCAAGAATACCAAAGACGTTGTCTAAACCAAGTTCACCACGTATTCTAGTTTCTCGTGCAGCAACATCACTTGCTGCTTTTTGGTTATTTAAATTGTCTTTATAATTCTTTAAAGACGCAGTTAAATAAGAATCACCTTCTGTTATAGCAACGGGTTTTAATTCATTTGTTAAAAATTGTAAAACTTCATCGTTATATTTTTCAGGAGCTGTATTTCCAGTAAACTTGCCATTACCTTTAATTTGAGATATGATTTTATTACCATCTTTATTTACAGTAACTTCAACAGTAGTTACAGGACGGTTTTTAGTATCTCTTAAAGTGTAAACTTGTTTAGTGCCATCAACAAATTCTTTGTGCTTTGCAGGACCATAGTTATGTCCTCCAGCTACTCCACCTTTAGAATAACCACCAACGGAATGCCCTAGCCACGCTCCTTCTGCCACAGTGGCTTCTGGATCAGTAATACGTTTCCACGTATATCCTTGGTTTGGACCACCACCTATAATCATTAATGGCTCGCTTACACCCTCTGTAAAATATTTATCATCCACAGGTTTACCTGCTCGGATATTTTTAGCAAGATTTTCACGTTCAAATTTCTTAAGACCAATTTTAGAACCACCTACAACAGCATCTTCAAAACGAATTCTTCCTAATTCTTTAGGAGGTAAAGATAACAAAAATTCATTTATGTTAGATGGATCATGAATAGCTTTAAGTTTTCTATCCATTCTAAAATCAAAAATGGGTTCTTCTTTTTGTAAAGCTGTTATAACATTTTGAGGAGCACCCGTACTAAGAAGATCTTTACCTGCTAGTTTAGCTTGTTCTAAACTATGTAATAAATCAACTAAAGAATCATGTCTATGTTCATTAACCCAAGAACGTTCTTTACCTTTTTCAATAGGACCATGTTTAGGAGCTAACACTTCTAAATCTGGATTAATTAAGTGAGCAGGAACACCTTGTTCAATAAGTTTATCTACTAAAGCATCTGTAAGTTCACGGGCTTTTGTTTTACCTTCTTCAGATAAAAGAGAACCATATGTTGGATCCGCATATTTAGTATTTGGTAAAACTACGCCTGACCTAATTCCAGTAAGTGCATCGTACACTTTCATAGCATCTTCATGAGCTTCAGGATACTTAGGAAAAAATCTAGACTCACCTGTTTCACTTACACGTGTTTTGCCTTCTTTAAGTTGGTCAATCATGTAAGTAGGAAGAACATCTCTAAATGCAGGTGAAGTTAATTTACCGCTTTTAATAAGTTCCCATATAGGATCATTAGGAGAACCAAATTGATGAGTATAGTAATTTTTACCTTTAGTAGACCAAAATTTTGATAATGCTTCAAATGTTCCATCATCAAGATTGCCTTTATCTTTGGCATCTATGATGGCTTCACCAATAGTTTTATCCAATCCTGATTGTAACATAACGGGATGTTCTGCTGTACTATTCCGTGTCATCATGGTTCTACCCGTAGGAGTAACCACATTCATTGGTTTCATAAAATCAGGAAAATACTTAGAAGCAGCATTTTCAAAATACAAAGCATCATTTAAACCTTCAGCAGCAGCTTTGGTTAAATGTTTACCAGCTTTAAAAACTGGAGCAGGATTTAATGGAGCAAATGAACCTACTTTATTAGCAAATTCACTTACAGGAGCTTCATTTTTTAAAGGCAAGTTCTTTAAGAAATAGTCAGTATCAGCATACTTATCCTGTTTAGTAAGTCCTTGACTTAAAAGTTGCAGGGGTCTTACCATAGGAATAGGCTGATTAACTACGTCACCAAATGCTCCAAAGGTGCCAGCAAGGCGACCCCTTAAAACATCAACAGGAACATTTTTAGCAGCTTCAGCATCTTGATAACGACGCCTGCCTGTCATCTGGGGATACACACCAAACGCAGCTTGATTAAGGTTGCCCTCTCCCGCTCCTGTTGCAGCCATATCCCCTAGAAACAAGTCTTCTAAGCTATAATTAGCCATTATTCAGCCTCCAAACGGTTACGAAGTTTTGCCGCCTCTATTAATTGACGTGGGTCACTTCCATTAACAGACTTAAGCATCATGCTTTCTCTGTCGGTCATAGCTTTTTCCATAGCCTTCTTGAAGATTTGATCCGTAGTAATAGGTTGACCTTTTAGACGAATGTAAAGCTTATCCAGCTCTCCAAACTTCTTCATGTCACCCCTCATTTGAGCTACAACAGCCTTGTTAACAAGTTCCCCACCCTTCTCATTATAGAGACGCAGTTCTTTGTTAGCCTGATAAGTTAAGTCACGCTCAACCACCTCACGCTGGCTCTTTAAGCCTGTCATACGACGTAATTCAACTTCCTCTGGGGTACGGACATAAGCTACGTCTTTATTGCCAATATCGGTTGATTTAAAGACCCCCACACGGCCTCCAAAACGTTTCTGATAGGTTATACCAACATTGGATGGAGCCATCTCGTAAGCACCTTGTACACCACTAGGTAAGATATTCATAACAGCTTGAGCTGCTTTTTCTCTGCTAGTGGGGTCTGCTAAAGCTTTACCAACAGAAACTGCTTGCTTAGCTACGTCTACAATAGGACCACCTGGGGCTTGAATCATGCCTCCAACTCCAGGAGCAGACACCCGTGATGTAAGGCCCAATCCTGTTGTCTCAGACAAATATCCATAAACAGAACTTCTACCAAAAGTGTCAATAGCCCATGTTTTTGGATCACGGAGGAAGGGAGAATCTTCCATACCAGCCCATACATCTGCAGGCAGAGTGTTATCCTTGAGCCATGTAAACAGTTTGTATGTGTCTTCCACGTAAGGAATACCCATAGCTCCAGCAGTTAAGTATTGAACACCTAAAGCAGCAAACAATGGACCAACGTTGCCTTTTTTAGCTTCCCCAATCATATAAGCATACTGATTGTAGAAATTCATTGGGTAAGTTTGCAATGTGTTTAAAGCATTACCTGTAGTACCCAATTTAGAAAACACCATTGGACGTTCTGTTTGGCGGTAATCTACCATAGCAGCATTTACAAGTTCTTCAGCGTGTTGGAACAGTGCTGTTTTATCTTTGTACATACCACTGCTCTTAAGCATATGAGCGTAGGTAGCAAAAGCTACACCACGAGTAAATGCGTCAGGAACAGTTAGAGTCTTGCTAAGAAGGTTAGTAGCTTTGCCTGTTAAACCAAAACTAGATGACAATTGACTTTCATCATACACAGAACGAGTGGTAACACCATTCTCTTCTGCATACAAGAACATGTCTTTAGTAAACTGGTCAGGCAGTTTGCTCATGTATTCATGTCCAGTGGCTTTGAGATAATGGGCAAAACCCATAGCCATACCAGTAGGAGCACCAAGAACAACTGAAGTTGCCAAATTGCCTTTATAACCTTTAGCACGTAAGTCAGTTAAGTAAGGCAAAATGTTACCAAGCTGAATAAACTGAGCCATGGTAAAACCAACAGAGGCAGACAGTTTGTCCAAGATAAAATAGCTCTTAGCTTTACTAACACCGTTACTCATAATATCAGAAGTAGTTCCCAATCCTTTACGGATAGAATCTTCTAATGCACGGGTTACCTGTGACTGACCTTGACCCAAAGCATTCTTGAAATACTCACGGGCATACTTGATGTTGTTAGGCTGCTCATCACGTAACACGGGATTAGATAAGACATCTTTTACAATATCTCCAGCTTTTTGCATTTCAGTCCAGTTGAACGCATTCTTAGCATATTGAATCTGTTCTTGAAAGAAAGCAAGAGATTCAGATAAGCCACCATATCCTGGACGGTCTCCAACAAACCCACGAATGTTTGATTTCTTCTTAAAGTGTTTGGTCTGAGCTAGGGTAAACTCAGTTTCCATTACAGTCTGTTCTTCAACAGCTTTTTTCATTGCTTGTACAGCGGGATCATCACGACCCAGCATGTCTAACATAGTAGTGTAAGCACTTTGTAAATCGGTTTTACTTCCTTGTAGGCTAACTGAATGGCCTTCGGAATAATCAACCCTAAGTTCAGGCATCTGTTTTAACAAAGCATCAGCCTGAGCTTTAATTCCAATTTTAGAATCAGAAGCTAGATACCAAGCTAAGTTGCCTTGGGCATCTCGTACTGGCTGGCGGAAAGCTCCTTGCCAACGAGAAGACATATAAGCTTCTTTAGCAGAAATAAGTGGCTGTCCTTTAGACTGACGAACAACATTCTGTGCAGCTAAAGTTTCATCAAACATTTCACGCATACGTGAGTATGCTTCCAGTTGTTTAATAGACAAGTTTTGTTCCAAAACGGTGGAATCAAAAGCTTTTTCGTTAAACGCTTCTTTCTTAAATATTTCATGCAACTCAGAAATTTCTTGTGAACTCATTCTTCCTAAAGCTTTTTCAGTTGGAAATACAAAGTTACGAATTGCTAAGTCAGCACGTTTACCTGCATTCTGTACAATACGTCCTACTTCACGAATGATGGTAGAACCTGTCTTCATTGCAGTTAATGTAGAACCGCTTTGGAAATAAGTAAAGACATTGCTATCTTCTTCTCCAGCAGCTTTTTTAATAATTTGTTCTGCAGGAGTATTGTCTGGAATAGTTGCACCAGACAAGATTTGTTCTGAACGAACCGCTTTAAATGCATCTGCCAGTTTGTCAGCAATAGCTTGCCATCCTTCTCCCAAGACTTGATTGGCATGTGCCATGGCTTCTGCAAGAGTTTTATATCCAGCATCAAACAATGCACGAGCAAAGTCCATTACCGCAGGCATAAGTCTACGGTTGTCAGGCATAAGGTTCATATCGTTCTTAGACATAAGAATGTCTAACAATTGTCCTGTAGCTTCTTGTAAAGACATACGCTCAGTCATGGCCTCAGAAATAGGACCAATCTTATTTAATGCTTTGGTTGCAGCAGCTTTCTCTTGTGGAGTAAGATCACCCCAGTTTTTATGAGAGGTAGCTTGCAGGGTTGCATGGGCATTAAACAAATCACCCTGTTCAGGGTTGATGTGAGACATATAGTCTTTGTAAGCATCCTGAAGATTTTCAGGCATTTTAAACGTAGTTCCCTCTTGTTCAGAAAGAGCACGCAATGTTTGTTCAAATTCTTTGATGGTAAATGGACGTTTACCTTCTTCTGTTTGAGAAAACATGTCTGTATAAGCCCTATGCATATTAACATGGGGTTCAAATAAAGACGCTTGTTCACCAGCTCCAGCAGCCTGTGCTAATTCAGAATCACGTCTTTGACGTTCTACTTTGGCTGCTTCTTCTTGAGCTGATAGATGTTCTTGATAGCCAGTAGGTGCAGCTTCTCTACGTTGTAGTTCAGCAGCATTTAGTTCTGGTCTTGCTGTACGTGCTACATCAAACTCAAGTTGACGTTGACGCTCATCAATAATATCTTGAGCACGTCTTTGTTCAGCAGTAGAAGAAGGATTAATAAGCTGATTAGCCATGTGTGTCATGGGAGTAAACTCTTCTGCAGGAGTAAACGGATCTGCACCCAAATTCCTTGCAGTGTACTGCATAGGAGTTTCTGTAGCTTGTGGAGCTTGAGGAGCAGGTTTAGTTGCATCCAAATCTTTTTGCTGTTGTTCCATAGCATCTGCTTTGGATTTGGCAGCTGTGGGTGCTTCAAAACGACCCATAAATTTACGACCAAACGCTGTAGGATTGGTTGCTACACCTTGAACAACAGAAGCCATAGCTATATGAGCTGGGTCTAAAGGTTGTCCACTTAAAAGCTGAGAACCAGCTTCAATAGTACCACCAATACCACCCATAGCTAAACGTTGTGCGCCAGCACCCATAATTTGTTTACCAGCAGCATCTACAATAGGAGCTACCGCTCCTGGACGAAATGCTAACAAGTTAGGAGCAAGTCTACCAGCAAAAGATAAATTAGGATTTTGTTGTGTTTCAAGTTCACGTTGTTGTTTACCAAAACCAAAACGTTCTTTCATGGTTTCAGGAACTAAGGATGTAGCAGCTTCTTGTAATTTTTCAACGGTAGCAGAACCACCATAAGCACCTGCTAAACCTAAACCAAGAGCTGTAACAGGTCCCAAAACGGGACCAGCTACTGGCACAGCAGATGCTCCAGCAATTAAAGGAGCACCATAAGACATAGCAGTAACACCACCAGCCAAACCACCTAATGAAGGAAGGGTACTTTCAACAGCAGACTTACCAAAAGCAGCAGTACCACTAGTTTGTTGTTTTGATACGTGGGCGTATGCCTCCTCAATATCAGCTTCTGTAGGAGGCGTATCAAACGTTACAGAAAGGCCGTTATCAAATTTTACGTTATAGCCCATAGAAATCCTCGATTATTGAGTCGGAGTTACAGTGAATTTTGCACCACTTTTTGTTGTACCAGAAACAGGTCCAGCAGGAGCTGCTGAAGATGCTGGAGGAGCAGGAGCATTTGGAACACCACCACCACCCATAACCATTTGCAATGCTTGTAATTTCTGTGCTGCTTGAGCATCACCAGCAGCAGAACGTGCTTGCAAGTCTCTAATAGTAGCTTCTTTAGCAAGAGCATCTAACCGATTTGCTTCTTCTGAATCGCCACGTAAACGTGCTTTAGCAGCATGGTTACTAAACACAACAGCTTGTGCTTGAAAAGTTTTAGCTCCAGACAAATCTTGTTGTATACTTTTCTCAACATTACCTTTATCTTCAGCAAGTTTGGCTTTAGCTTTTTCACGCATACCTTCAAGAGTAACTTGATTTGCGCCTTGGGCATTAATTTCAGCAATCTTTTGAAGATGGCTAGCTTTAGTAAGAGCAAGTTTTTTTACAAAACCTTCAATGGCTTGTGGCAATAGTTCAGGACGAATTTGTGAAGTCTGTTGCCAAATGCTTTGAACTGCTGGATTGTTAACGTCAATTTTATTATCTTTTGCAAACTGAGCCAACCAAGCATGTCTTGCAGGAGGAGGGACATTAGATAATTGAGCTGCCGCAACTTGCATTAAATTAGTATAGTTATCAATACGCTTAATACCAGCTTCCATTTGACCTGTTTCAAGATCAAGTTTATCTTTAGCTAATTTGGTTTGTCCAGATTCAAAATTAAGATCACCTAATTTTACAGATTGTTGTTTAAGTTGAAGATCAAGAGGAGCAGTTTCTCGTGCCGATTGAGTACGCTGCATGATATCTTCCATCTGTGCTTTGCGATAGGCTTCCATAGAAGCTTGCTCAGATGCAGCATCTCTAGCTTGCATACCCGTCAACATAGCTCCACCAGCAGGACCTAGGTTTTGGAACATAGAACTTAAATCCATATTGTTTCCTTAATAAGACGCTGTAGTTGCGGCATTAGGTTTTTGTGAATACATAGCAAGAGCCAATGGAGTGTTAAACATACCATATTGGTTACCCAAAGCTTGATTGCCTAAAGCATTTTGTCCTTGTTGTAGGTTGCCCAAAGCACCCATACGAAGCTTGGCAATAGTACCAGCAAGGTCATTAGCACGTGTGCCATACTGGCTGTTACGTCCAGCAGCAGCATCCTTACGAGCCATTTGTTGTGCTAACAAGTTATACTCAGGAGAACCTGGAGCATAAGTATTCATGATGTCTGCACGGTTTTGGTTATACATACCCTGTTGAGCAGAAGCCATTTTGTTCTTGGCATACATGTCGTACAAACTACCAGCAGCATACATAGATGGTATTGGGTTCTTAGACACTGTATCATAAGCACTCTTAACAGCACCCATGGGGTTGTTCATTAAGTTCTCTAAAGAGAAAGCAGAAGGTTGAGCATAAGAACCTCCAGCAGAACCAGCTACACCAGCACCTTCAGTGTTTGCAACACCTTCCATGCCACTAAGGAAACCTTGATTTCCACTAGTTCCATTAATATAATTTTGTCCTGCTAAACCAGCTTCAGGATTCTGTAAAGAGATACCTCGTGTAGCAAGTTCAGGAGGAGGAGTTATGTTACTAGCTTGGCTAAGTCCTGGAAGAGTTTCTTGAGCCACTGGTCCTGCACCACCTGCTGGAATACCATCAAATGTACCAATGTTGTTCTCAAGTCCTGGAACAGCATTACCTGTAATGGAAGCTACATCTGTAGCACCCTGAGTAAATGGAGCAAGATTGCTCATAAACTCTGAGCCAGCAGCAGTACCTGCTCCACCTAAAGAAGCTAGATAATTACCAGTTCCAGCAGCTCCCAGACTCATGTCTGTAGCACCTAAACCTAGAGCAGCGTCGCCTAAACCCATGGCTCCTAAGCCTTCTCCTGCACCTGTAGCAAGCATGTCTCCAAAGAGCATGTCTCCACCACCTTCTAACAATAACGGTTCTGCGCCTGTACACATTATACAATCTCCTTATTGAATACGTATCCCATAGTGTTATATCCTAAACGGGTATACATACCCTGTACTTTGTCCATGTTAATACCAGTCGTATGACCGATGACGATTGAGGTTGCTTTGTTATCTTTAGACCACTTCTCAAAGTTCTTGAATAAGCGGACAAACAAAATAGAACCTCTATGTTCTGGCTTTACAAACATTGCCATGTCGCCTGCTGTAAGCTCATCAGAGAAGTATTGCTCACTAATTCTACCAAGGATGCCACCTTCAATAACACCGTTGTTTTTAGAATACGTTAAATACATCCTATTGGGATGAGCTTTAGTAGCCAACAAAATCTTGCTCATCTTAGAGCGGTTAAACTTTTTGTTTTTAAAATGAGGAGATTCTTGATGCATTTGTTCAGAAATGTCCAAGAGTTGTTGTAAATCCTCATCCATAAGATGTGTATAAATCATGCTAAGAGTACCGATTTCATTGTACCAGCGTCGTTAGTCCAAAGTTTAACTAAACCAGAGGTTGTATTTTTATACACAGCTGCTTTACTAGCAGCAATGTCGGAAGTGGTAGGATCACTAGATTTACTTTGAACAGCTAATAAATTAGATGATCCAGTTGTATTTTGATTCCATGTAGGCACAGTGCCAGTAAGCCCACTGTAAGCAACGTTAGTTGCTGTAGCAGCATTACCAGAGATGTTAGGCAAGGCAGTTACATTTGTTGCTTCAGCAGAAGAAATGTGGTATTGTCCTGTTCCCAGTATGTTAGTTAGCAGTCCGTGGTTTTTATTTTGTAAGTCAGCAATTGAACTGCCTGCTTTGTTGACAAGTGCCCAGGATACTGAGCCTTGCGTGTTCAGTAGAGTGTAGAGCTGGTTATACCATGCTGTCCAAGCAAAGTCTCCAGCTCCCGCTCTTGTGGGTGGTGGTGGTAAACCTCCGCCAGCCATTAGATACTACCTTTGTTAATGTCCACTTCCAAACCTTCTAAACGTAGAAGATGGGGAAGAGTGTATGACAACTTAAATGCACGACGTCTAAACTGTCCAAGCTGGTCAATCTTAGGAAGGTCAGCATTAAAGTTTAATGTTCGGGCTGTACTAAATGTTTTATAATCATCGTCAGACCATTGCACAGACACTGCTAAGTCAGTTCCTGAAGAATCAGGCACATCTCCTATGATTGATAAACGATACATAAATTTACGATTAATGGTATCAAAGTCGAGCTTAGCAGAAGTAAAAACACAATTAATTGCTGTTCCAGCGTCTGTAAATATTGTTTCATCCATTGTGTAAATCTTACCGTTAGTTTTATCCAACATGTAAGCGCTTCCATTAGGACCGTCTGCCGCATGTGTGCATAAGAATGCACCACTTCCTGTACCCCATTCGTGCCACATTTTTGTATCAAAGCTATAAACCATTGTTCTGTTAGTTAAACAAATAGCATAACATTTCTGTCCTGCCACACGTATACAGAATGCTTGTGCATCTTTAAGACTGGAACCTTCTGCAAGGAGAGCACTCTTTACTGCAGGGATACCTATTTCGGCTGCTTTAAATCCATCAATGGTCCACACAGTGTGACCACCATTGTTTGTTTCCCCAATCATAATAACTTCAACTTCTGTTTGTACAACAGAGTCTCTGGCAGCAGTACCAAACTGTTGCACAGCAGAGTCATGACGTCCTAAAGGACTTCCTGTAGCATTAGCTACGTCGTATAAGTATTCTGTACTAGATGAGCCTATTGCATAAATATAGTTGTTGTTTTTAGACAACGCTACAATAAGATCAGGATACATTTCAGCAGAAATAAAGTCACCTGCTGTCCACAAGGACGGATCATCTAAGTTGCTGTTATAGATGTCTGCAGTGTTTGCTTTAGCAACAAACAAATAAGCATCTATAAAAATAGGAATAGGTACATGAGGTGTTGGAAAATCAGCATCTGTTATTTTAACAGCAGTAGTTGAATTACTAAATACATAACCATCTGTACCATCTAACAATACAAGAGATACAGTTCCTGTACTACTTACAAATTCTGTAAAACCTACAGAACCTGTAGAAGTTGCTAGGGTTAATACAGCAGAACCGTTTGCATAAACTTTGTTACCAACAACAGCCATGCAATAGCCAGTACCACTAATAACCCAATAATATATGCCACGGCCCTCGCCTGCGGCTGTTGTAAAAGCTGTCGCTACACCTGGACGGCTTTTAATAAAATATTTACTTTGATCACCAACAGGGCTTTTAATAACCTCCACCATCATGTTTAACAGACGGAAATCCTGTGCAGCATTAGTACCACGCTGTTGTGGATTGGAGATAAAATTAATTCTCTTGGTTTCGTATGTTTGAATTACTGGTGTTTTACTGTATGGCATTACATTGTCTTTCTACCAGCAGTGTCTGGTTGGAAAAATATACCACCTTCTTCAGTACCAAATGACAGCGCCTTCTCATGGAAGAACTCAGCTTCTTTAGCCAGCAATTGTCTGTCCTGTAAAGGAACACCATATTCTGGAGACAGCCTGTGAGCCAGTCCATAGATGATTGCTTCTGTCCATTCAGACGGAAAGTCAATGTCATCTGTAGAAGATGTCATGTCCTCAAAAGGAGTTTGATAACGTAGGGTAATAGTGGTTGTAGAATCGCTAGGCTTGGGCCATAAATTAATTACACCATAATCACGCAAAGGTTGATAATACAAATTAACTGGTGTGCCAGAAGAATTAACTAATGGTAAAATAGCGTAGTTATAATTTGTATAAATGTTCATTGGAACATTAGAATATGAGGTGCTGTCATTACGCCAAGCTTGTATAACCTTAAGCGGTTTATTCGTATTAAACGTTTGACTAGGACCAATGTTGTATGCGGCTGTGCCTGTAGTTACAGTGAAGGTGTAACTTTTAATTGACCAGAGGGGCATGCCGTCTGTTTCAAATGCCTTAATCATAGCGTTAAGGGCTTGTGTTGCGTCAGTAATTTGATAAGTCTCTGGAGAACTACCTCCTG